ACTGGGAATTTCCCCTGACAGGTTTTTCGGAACTGATCCCTGGGCGGGAGGTGACCCCCTTGGGTAAGCGTGGCCCGAAGGGCAAACCCACCAGCCTGCGTGTCCTTGAAGGTGATCGTGAGGACCGCATCAACCGCAACGAACCGGTGCCCGGTCAGGGTGAGGTGGTTCCGCCGGCGTGGCTGGTCGAGCTCGATGAAGACGCCAGCGGCGGTGGTGAGACCGCACTTGGGGTGTGGGAGCGGCTCGCCCCGGACCTGGTGCGCAAGGGTGTGCTCACCGCGTGGGATGTGGATCAGTTCGCGGTTTTCTGTGATGCGGTGGTGCGCCACCGGGAGGCCACCCGCGTCGTTGACCGCGAGGGCACCCTCGTGGAGGGGCAGAAGGGCAACTTGGTCCGTAACCCCGCGATCCAGATCGCCCGGGACTACGCCGACCTGATGGTCAAGGTCGGCTCCAGGTTCGGGCTCACCCCGGGGGACCGTGCGGACCTGACGATCGAGCGGGAGGCGTCCCATGGCGGCGCGGACCGGCTCCTCTCCTAAACGCCCGGTGTGCGGGTGGACGTTCGACGGCGTGTCCTGCCGTAAGCGGGGGGATCACCACTGCAAGCAGCGCGCCGACCACGTTGTTGCGTTCTTCTCTGAGGTGTTGGTGCACACCAAGGGCCGATACGCCCGTAAGGCGTTCGTGCCCACGGTGTGGCAGGAGAAGGAGATCCTTCGGCCGTTGTTCGGTGAGGTGGTCTGGTCCGTCGAGCAGGGCGAGTATGTGCGCCGTTACTTGGTGGCGTGGATCGAGCTGGGGAGAAAAAACGGGAAAAGTGAGCTGCAGGCCGGGATCATGCTGTACCTGCTTGTGGCTGACAACGAAGAGAGTGCGGAGATCTTCGGGTGTGCCCGTAACCGCGAACAGGCGTCTTTGGTGTTCGATGTGGCGTCGCGGATGGTGCAGCTCAGCCCTGTGTTGTCGCGCCGGTTGCAGGTACGCGCGCACGTGAAGCGGATCATCGACCCGAAGACCAACAGCTTCTACGTGGCGATCCCCGCGGACGCTCAGTCCGCGCTCGGCTCGAACCCTTCGGGTGTGGCCGCTGACGAGATCCTGGCGTGGCCCAAGCGGGACCTGTGGGACTCGATGCGTACCGGCATGGGTTCGGGCGCGCGCCGCCAACCGCTCATGGTCGCAGCGACGACCGCGGGCAACGACCCGCAGAGCTTCGCGGCGGGGATGCACAACGAGATGCAGCGCATCGCTGATGACCCGGCCCGGAACCCGCGCACGTTCGTGTACCTGCGTAACACTCCCGACGACGCGGACCCGTGGGATGAGAAGAACTGGCACCACGCCAACCCCGCGTTGGGTGATTTCCTGTCGTTGGAGGCGCTGCGTCAGGAAGCGTTGGAGGCGCAGAACGACCCCGCGTCGGAGAACAGCTTCCGCCAGTTCAGGTTGAACCAGTGGGTGCGGCAGACGACCCGGTGGATGCCGATGCACCTGTACAAGGCGTCCGCGGGTGAGCTGTGGTTGGACCCTGAGTGGGGTCGTGAGCAGTTGGCGGGTCGGGTGGCTTGGGGCGGTATGGACCTGTCGGCCAAGTTCGACCTCACCGCCTGGTGCGTCCTGCTCGAACCTGAGCACGCGGGCGGTCCTTTGGATGTGTTGTGGCGGTTCTGGCTCCCCGAGGATGCGCTGCCGCGCCTGGACGACGAGAACGACGGCAAGTTCAGCCGGTGGGCGCGGGACGGCTGGTTGACGGTAACCGAAGGCAACATCCAGGACTACGACCGCATCGTGTCGGACATCGAGGCCGACGGTGAGCATTTCGAGTTCGCCGGGTTCGACTGTGATGAGTGGTCGATGTGGCCGATGATCAACCGCGTCGCTGACGCCCTCGGGCTGGACGCCGAGTCTGGTGAGGTCATGGCGTACAAGAACACCTACGACCGGATGACGCCCGGCATGGACGAGGTCATGGCGTTGGTGATGAACAACAGGTTCCGTCACCACGGAAACCCCGTCGCAGAGTTCTGCTTCGACACGGTCGAGGCGCGGGTGGCCCCGTACAACCCGGATTTGAAACGCCCGGACAAACCGGAACGGGACAAGTCGGGGAAGCGGATCGACGCGGTGCCGGTGGCGGCGATGGCCGCGGCGGCGTGGCTGCTGCGCGGTGATGAGGACCAGTACGAGTCGGCGTATGAGAAGCGCGGCGTGACCGTCGCCTGACCCATAGAGGGGTGGTGGCGTCATGCGGTGGTTTCTGCTGCGCCGAAAGCAGGTCCTGATCAATCTGAAGGACGGGTCTGCGTTCCGTGGGGTGCTGTACCGGCGGTGGTGGGGCGGCACGGTGGAGCTGCGGGACGCGGTCCGTTTGGAGTTGGGGCGTGAGCCGGTGGCCGCGGACGGGGCGATTCTGATCGAGCGCCCCGAAATTCTCTATTGGCAGGTGGTGTCCCCGTGAGCTTCACCCTGTCGTCGGGGAAACTCGATGTGGGTGCCGGTCCGCTCGGGTACAGCCTGCCCAGTTTGCAGCTCGGCAGTGAGCGGTTCGAAGCAGCGGAGATCTTCCGCCGCCAACCGCAGGTGCGCACCGTGGTCGGGTTTCTCGCCCGTAACGTCGCCCAGTTGGGGTTGCACGCGTTCCGCCGTGTCAGTGACACCGACCGGGAGCGGGTCACCGATCATCCGCTTTCGGACCTGCTGGAACGGCCCCTGCCGGGCAAACGGTTGACCCCGTACCAGCTGAAGTATCGGATCGTCGCGGACCTGGCGATCTACGACACCTGCTTCATCCTCAAGGTCAAACCCGACGGTGACGGACCCATGGGCCTGCTCCCGGTGCCGGTGCCGTTGGTGACCCCGGCGGAGGAGTCGTGGATCCAGGCGCCGTTCTACAAACTCGCGGTGGGCGGGCAGACGGTCGAGGTGCCCGCTGAGGACATGATCCACATCCACGGGTACTCCCCGGACGACCTGACGGTGGGCGAGTCCCCGTTGATGGCGTTGCGGGATGTGCTGCTGGAGGAGTACGAGGCGACCAAGCACCGCCAAGGCATGTGGAAGAACGGCGCCCGCGTCTCAGGGGTGATCGAGCGTCCGCAGCCGAAGGGGTCGCGGGATTGGTCGGATGAGGCGCGCACGCGGTTCATCCGGGAGTTCCGGGACTTGTATTCGGGGTCGGGTGCGCAGGCGGGCGGTGTGCCGATCCTTGAGGACGGGATGACGTACAAGCAGGCCGGGTTGGATCCCAGGGCTGCGCAGTACATCGAGGCCCGCAAGTTGACGCGTGAAGAGGTCGCGTCGGCGTACTACATCCCACCCCCGCTGGTCGGCATTTTGGACCACGCGACGTTCTCCAACATCCGGGAGCAGCACAAGCAGCTGTACCAGGACACGTTGGGTCCGTGGTTGACGCAGATCGACGAGGCCCTGGAAGCGCAGCTCCTCCCCGAGTTCGGGGAGGACAACCTGTACCTGGAGTTCAACCTCCAGGAGAAGATGCGCGGGTCCTTTGAGGAGCAGGCGGCGGCTGCGTCGACGGCAGCGGGTGCGCCGTGGATGACGGTGAACGAGATCCGCGCCCGCAACAACCTGCCCAGCATTGAGGGTGGGGATGATCTGGTCACCCCGCTGAACGTGTCGGTGGGTGGGCAGGCGTCGCCGCGTGACAGCGCCCCGGACTCGGCGGATGTGGCTGAGGAGGCCCCGGAGGCGCTCGGCACTTCTTCTGGGGTGGTGCGGTTCAAGGCCGGCGCCCCGGAGATCAGCGTGGAGGCCGCGGGAGAGTCCCTGTCGCAGTACTTCGCGCGGATGGGCCGGTCCCTGTCCTCCCAGCTCGGCGCCACGGTGAAAACGCTCGGGTCGAAGGCGTTGGAGGAGGTCGACTGGGCTCGGTGGGAGCGTGAGCTCGTTCCGGTGCTGCTCGGGGTCAACGGTCCCACAGCTGAACGTGCGGGCAGGGACGCCCTGGCGCAGATGGGGTTGGACCCCACCCTGTACGACCCCCATGATCTTGCCGAGTGGCTGGCGGACAACGCTGCTGCGCAGGCGTCGGCGACGACGGACACCTCCCGGTTGCACGTGGAAGAGGCGTTGGCCAAGGACGACCCCTCAACAGCCTTGCGGGCACTGTTTGCGTGGTGGGCGGGGGATCGGGCCGCGTCCATCGGGCGCCGGCAGGCCACGCACGTGTCCGGTCAGGCCACGGTGGTGCAGGCCCGTAAACACCTGTCCCGCCCACAGAAGGTGTGGGTGGTCACCTCCGGTAATCCCCGTGACACACACGCCGCTCTGAACGGGGTGGCGGTGGACGTGGACGGGGTGTTTCCCAACGGCGCCCGCTGGCCGGGCGACAGTGTGCTCCCGGCGGAAGAAGCGGCGCAGTGCCGCTGTGAGATCACGATCACCGGCGGCGAGCCGGGAGGAGGAGGCAACTGACATGTTGCGCACCAAAAGCGCGCCGCTGACGATCAAGGCGGCCGGTACACATGAGGGCACCGACGACGGTGTGGTGGAGGCGATCGTCGCCGCCTACAACGTCGACTCGGTGGGGGACAAGATCGTCCCTGGGGCGTTCGAGGCCACTCTCGCTGAGTGGCGTGGGAAGGGCGATCCGATCCCGTTCGTGTGGTCGCACGATTGGGGTAACCCCGATGCGCACATCGGTGTGGTGGAGGACGCCAAGGAGACCGACGAGGGGCTGTGGATCAAGGCCCGCCTGGACTTGGATGAGCCGTTCGCCGCGAAGGTGTACCGGCTCCTCAAGGGCCGGAGGGTCACCCAGTTCTCGTTTGGTTACGAAGTCGAGGAAGGAGCTTTCGTCGACGCCAAGTCCGACGACGGTGAGCCCGGCGAAAGCTACTACGAGCTGCGCAAACTCAGACTTTTCGAGTGCGGCCCTTGCCTTGTGGGCGCCAACCAGAGCACGTCCCTGGAAGCGGTCAAGACCGCCCCTGGGGTGAGTGAGGAGCGGGTACGCGAGTTGATCGCCCAAGCCCGCACCAAGGACGCGGACACCACCGACGCGGGTGAGGAACCCGACCAGGTGGAGCCGCTGACCAACGCTGAGATCGCGGCCGTGCGAAAGATACTCGCAGACCGCACCACTGACAACGACAACGATTCGCAGGACGAGAAGGCCACGCCTTCCCAGCCCGCTGCCGACGAAGAGCCCCCTGCGGGGGCCAAGTCGACCCAGCCAGCTGATGGGGGAACCGCTTCGCTCGCTGCTGCCCAGCTCCGACTCATGGAGCTGTCCATCACCGAGGAGACGGTATGACCACCAAGACCCAGGACCTGGCCGGCGAGCTGAAGAATGTGCTCGCTGAAGCCCGCAAGATCACCGACACCGCTGAAGCGGAGGGTCGTGGCCTGACCAGTGAGGATCAGGCCGCGATCAAGGGCTACTTCGAGAAGGCCACCGACCTCAAGGGCCGCATCGAGAAGGCCAAGGAGACCGACCAGATGACTGCCGCTCTGGCGGAGCTGGAGGGTGTGGAGTACGTGCCCTCCCAGGCCCGGCAGGCACCCCAGGGGCACCGTGACACCCAGGGCAAGTCCTTGGGTGAGGTGTTCACCTCCTCGCCTGAGTTCCAGGATCTGCTGGCGCAGCGTGCTGCGGGGGAGAACTTCGGGCAGAAGCAGCGTGTCACCTCTCGCCCGGTGGGGTTCAAGGAGCTGCTGTTCACCGGTACGGACCGCGAGTCGGCCGGTGGGCTGATCCAGAACGACTACCGCGGTCTGCAGCTGGGATTCACCCCGTTCGAGCGTCCGCTCACCCTGCGACAGCTGGTGTCGTCGGCGACCACTGCGTCGGACACGATCGAGTACGCCTACGTGGCGGGTGTGGATCAGAACGCGGCGTTCACCCCGGAGGCCACCCAGACCACGGGCACCTCGGGTACCAAGCCCCAGTCAGGGTTCACGTTCGAACGCCAGACCACCACGGTCAAGACCATCGCGAACTGGGCTGCGATCACCAAGCGTGCCCTGGCCGACGTGGGCCAGGTGCGGGCGATGATCGACCAGTTCCTGCGGTATGGCATTGAGGAGGAGATCGACCGGCAGATCGTCGCGGGCGACGGTACCGGCGAGAACCTGCTGGGTCTGGACAACATCTCCGGAACCCAGTCGCTGACCGCGACCGGGGATGACCTGCAGCTGATCCGCCGCGCCAAGACCCGTGTGCGCCTGGGTGCGCGCACGAACGCGAACGCTGTGTTGATCCACCCCGAGGACCGGGAAGAGATCGACCTGATGCAGGACGGCAACATGCACTACTACATGGGCGGCCCGGTGGCCGCGGGTGGTAACACCACCATGTGGGGGCTGCCTGTTGTGGAGTCGGAGGTGCTGGAGCGCGGTACGGCGTGGGTGGGTGACTTCACCAAGGCCGTTCTGTACGACCGCCAGCAGGCCAGCATCGCCGTGACCGACAGCCACGACAACTTCTTCATCCGTAACCTCGTCGCGATCCTGGCGGAGACGCGGGTGGCGCTGGCGTTCCTGCAGCCGGCCGCTTTCGTGCGGGTGGAACTGGCCGGGTCTGGTAGCTGACCGTGTACCAACGGCAGGTGCGGGGGCGGTGTCCGATCTGCGGTGCGGAGCATGCCGCGTGTGGGCCGGCCGCCCCCGTGAACCCGATCACGTCGGGGGAGGAGGTGGTGTATGTGCAGGGCGGACCACTGTCTGAGTACGACGTCGAAGTGAACGGGGTCAAGCTCCGGTTGCGGCTGTCGGAGGCAGAGGCGCGTAAGCGCGGCCTGATCACTGATGAGCCCGCGGCTACAACGAAGGCGAAGCCGAAGTCGAAGGCTCGGCGGGTCAAGAACAAGAAGGTCGACATCGAGGACACCGCGTCCGGGGGTGAGTGATGACCTCCTTGGCGACGGTGGAGGACTGGCCGGTGTACGCCGCCGGCCCGGTCCCGCAGGACGCGCAGGCGTTGTTGGACGCCGCCTCGCAGAACATCGTGGACTATTGCGGGTGGCCTATCGGCCCGCACGCGGTGGAGGGCGAGGAGTACGACGGTGAAGGCCAACGCGTGCTGTCGTTGCGGGCGTTGGCCGTGACCTCTGTGGAGGAGGTGCGCGTCGACGGTACCCCGGTGTCGGGGTGGCGCCTGTCGCGCCGGTACGGGCAGTTGGAACGTACCGGCGGGGTGTGGCCTGAAGGGTTCGGGCGTATCGAGGTGGACTACTTGGCGGGGTTCGACCCGGTCCCACCCAACCTCGTCAAGTTGTGCGTTGAACTGGCGGCCAAGGCGGCTGCGGTGCCACTGGATGTGTCCAGCGAGACGATGGACCGGCGCACGATCCGCTACCGCGAAGCCGCCGTGGTGGGTGGGTTGGACGCCGCGGCGCTGGAACGGTACCGGCTCGGAGCCAGACCATGACCGGGCGGGGTATCTGGGGTGACACCGTCACCCTCATCCGGCGGGACGTGGTCGGCCAGGACGTGTACGGCAACGACGTCGAAGGGGAGACCCGCGAAACCCTGACCGGTGTGGCCTGGCAGCCGGTGGACTCCACCGAGACCCAAACCCAGCAGCGCGACCAGATGCTCGCCCACTACCGCCTGTACGTGCGCGGGTTCGTGGACGTGGACGGGGTGGACGCTGTCGAGTATGTGTGCCCGGCTCATGGGTTGATCCGTGCTGAGGTGCACGGACGCCCGGAGGTGTTCAGGTCCGCGACCGGCAGGTTGGACCACACCGCGGTGTCCCTACGTGAAGTGCGGGGGTGACGTGCATGGCACAGGTGCGGTTCGAGGCGTACTTCGACGGGATCGGGCAGGTGATGCGCTCTGATGAGGTCACCGGGCCCATGCGCACCGAAGCCGAGACCATCGCGTCTAAGGCCAACAACGCCGCGGTCGCGCACGGCTTGGCGTTGGGCGCGAAGGTGGTGGAGTCCGAGCGGGAAAAGGACCGGCGCCCTGAAGCGCAGGTCCGCGCTGAGGTGGACGAGGAAGACGCCTGGCAGGCGTTGACCGTGCTGCGGAAGGCCGCGGACGTATGAGTGACCAACCTGATCTGGTGGCCGCTGTGCGGTCGTGGTTGGCTGAGCAGCTCCCTGATGCGCGGGTGGTGACCAGCCTGCCGAAGGGCCAACGCATGGAGGACGCCATCACCGCTGGCCCGGTGGTGCGGCTGACCCGCGGTATCGGCGGTGGCGCCGTCAAGGGCGAGCGTCGGGTGTTGTTCGACGTGGATGTGTTCACCTCCTCTGAAGAGGTCTTGTGGGCGACCACTGACCGGGCGTGGAAAGCCTGCGAAGCGCTCACCGCGACCTTCTATCAGGGGGTCCTAGTGGACGAGGTTCGGGTGCACAACGGCGCTGGGCAGGCCGGTCCCGGCCAGGTGGGGCATGAGAACCCGGGCGTGTACCGCACGTTCGCGACGTACCGGCTGACAACGCGCTCCTAGCGGCGCAACAACCCAAGAACTCAACGACCCTCGCCGTTGGCGGGGGTTTTCGCATGTCAGGAGCAAACGATGACGGAAGTCGCGGACTTCTACACCACACGCAACGAACTGGTTTTCAAGGCCCTGTATGGGGCGGTTTTCGTCGCTGACTACGACGTGGACCTGCCCGAGGACCTGTTCGACGAGACCACCGGTGAGCTGCTGCCGCTCCCTGAGGGGTGGTACCCGGCCGGGTACTTCTCTGAGGACGGCATCACCCACGGCCGTGAGCAGGAGACCTCCGAGGTGCTGTCGGCGCAGGATGTGGAGCCGATCCGGGAGGACGTCACCTCCGACTCCACCACGGCGCAGTTCGTGATGCGGGAAACCTCGCCGGTGTCCATTGCTCTGTATGAGGGGATGCGGTTCTCCGACTTCGACGCGGTCGGGGAGCCGTTGCGGTGGACCAAGCCCAACAACCCGGTCCGCCTCGACCGCCGGTTTCTGTTCATCGCTGAGGACAAGTCCAAGGCCACCGGCGAAGCCAAGTACTTCGTGCGCCTGTTCCCGCGGGGGACGGTGTCGGAGGTCGGTGAGGCGGTCGCCAACCGTGAGGACGCCCTGAACTGGGACGTGACCGTGCGGGCGCAGCGTGATGCTGAGGCGGGCACGTCGGTCCTGTCGTGGGTGGATGGCCCCGGGTGGCGTGAGCTCGCCTCCGGGTCCTGAGCCGCCCTCTTATGCGGGCGTCGGCCGGCTGGTCTGGGTGTGCCCACCCGGCCGGCGTCCTTTTTCAGCACACCCGAGCACACCCACAGGAAGGTTTGACCCATGGCTGAGAACAAGAAGCCCAACCGTAAGACCCGCCGGTCCATTGCCGCGACTCGACGCAAGTACGTTGAGGCGTTGGGGCTGGAGTCTGCGGAGAACCCCACCGTGGAATTCGACGGACTCGACGGCAAGGTGTACAGCTTTGTGCACCCGCTGTTCATGGACGATGAGCAGCAGCAGGCAGTGGACTCCGAGGACACCCAGCAGGGCAAAGCTGCCGCACTCCTCGGCGAGGATCAGTGGGCCACGTTCGTCGAGCACCCTGCCCACCGGTCCGCAGACGTCATGCTGCTGTTCCAGGACCTGGCGCGGGAGACCCAGGACGTCATGGGTGATGGGACCCCTACACAGCCCTCGACCTCCTAGGCGATGAACCCGAAGCGGTCGAGGCGGCCCTGTTGCAGACCTACCCGGGCCGTGACCCGTTAGGGGAGTACTGGCGGGGTGAGATCACACTCCGCCAACTACGGGTGATGTGCGAGCACCTGCCGCCCGACAGTGCGGTGCATCGGGCGGCGCGGGGGCACGCGTGGTTGGAGCAGGAGTATCTGCTGGCGGAGGTCGCTGATGCGGTGCGCACGTTGGCGGCGATCACCGTCGCGGTCAACTCCAAACGCCCCAAGTCGGTGAAGATGCCCCAACCATTGCCGCGGCCGGTGGATGAGCTGGAAGAGGCACAAAAACGGGAGCGGGAGCAGGCCGCTGAGACGGCGTACTCCGACCTGTTGGGTGCTTTGACGCCGCAGTACGCAGAGACCACATGAGCTAGAGGGGGGTGACCCCCTTTGGCGACTGTGGGCGCGGTATGGATCAACGTCCTCCCCTCCATGCAGGGGTTCGCATCAAACCTGCAGAAGCAGGCCACCAGTGCGGCGAAGGTCGCCGCTGTGGGCGCAGGCACGTCCATGGGCAACGCCATGGGCGACGCCACGGTGGGCGCCCTGGCCAAGAAGATGACCGCGAACTCCAAGCGGATGCAGGCCACCTTCACCGGGTCGACGAACGTGATGACCCGGTCCCTGGCCAACTTCCGGGCAGGGTTCGCTGACGTGGATGCTGCTGCGTCCCGATTCACGGGCCGCATGGGGTCCTTGGGTGGGGCCACCGCCCGAGGGCTCCGCCCTGGTGTGCAGGCCATTGGTGGGTTCGCGTCCGGGTTCTCCGACGCCCATGCCGCCGCCTCCGCATTCTCGGGGGTGGCGGGCACCCTGGGCGGAGTGGCCCGACGCGGGTTGAACCCTGCGGTGGTGGCGGCGCAGAACCTGCACGCCGGATTCACCGACTCCGCTGCAGCCGCCAGCGCGTTCACCGGGTTCATGGGGTCGTTGGGTGGGGTGGCGCGCACCGCGCTGCAGCCCGGCATTACCGCCGTGCACACCATCGGCACGGGCCTGTCCACGGCCGGCGCCACGGCTGTGTCCGCTTTTTCGACCATGCGGTCGGGGGTGGCGTCCGCTTTCGCGGGTGTGGGGTCAGCTGTGTCCTCGGTGTCCGACGCCGGGGCCACGGCCGCCTCTCAGATCACCGGATTCTTCACCAACGCCGCGACCACCGCCGCGGACTCCATCCGCAACGTCTTGGGTGGGGCGATCGGCCAGGTCGCTGGTCTGCTCGGTGTGATCGGTCTGGGGTCGCTCGGGTCGCAGGTGGCATCCGTCGCCAGCGGTGCGGCCACCACCCAAGCCCAGATCGAAGCGCTGTACGGGGCTGCTGGTGGTGGGGCCGCTGAGGTCACCGCCCTCATGGACGGGATGGCGGAGCGTTTCCGCGGCCTGGACATGAACGTCATGCGCCAAGGCGCGGTGTCCTTGGCGTACATGGGCCTCCAAGGCGAAGAAGCCGTGGGCGTGCTGGAAAGGTTGGAGAAAGCCACCACGGCCACGGGTTCCGGCGCTGTGGGTATGGAACGTGCGATGTCCGCCCTGACCAAGGGCGTGAACGCCGGCAAGTTCCAAATGGTGGAACTCAACCAGATCAGTGATGCTGGTATCCCCATCTACGACGCCCTGTCCGATGTGCTCGGGGTGGACATCCCCACCGCGCAGAAGATGGCGACCGACGGCGCGATCGGCCTGGAAGAGGTCCTGCAGGCCCTCAGCGGTGACCACGGCACCTGGTTCCCCGCCCTGCTGGAGGGCGCCGACAACGTGTCGGCCACGTTCGCCGGCGCCTGGTCCACCATCCAATCGACCATCGTCAACGGGTTCGCCTCCGAGCTGATGCCGCTGTTCGACCGGGCGACCCCGCTCATGCTCGACCTGGCGGAGAAGGTCGACCAGGGTTTCCAGGCGTTGCCGGGGATCATCGACCGGGTCCGTCAGGCGTTCTCGGAGCTGATGGAACGCACCGGGTTGGACAAACTGCCCGGGATCCTCACCGGGTCGGTGATACCGGCTGCCCGTGACCTGTGGACCACCGTTCAGCCGCTCGCCGTCATCGTGGGCGGCGCCCTGGTGGTCGGGGTGCGGGCGTTCATGGAGGGCCTGCAGCGGCTGGGGCCGGTGCTGACGTCGGTGACGGGGTGGCTGGCGGAGAACCGCAAGTGGGTCACCCTCGTCGGCGTGGCGATCTTGGGTGGTGTGGCCGCCTACTACGCACTCGGAGTGGCGTCTGCGGTGATCCGCACGATCACCTCGGTGACGAAGATCTGGACCATTGCGCAGGCCGCGTTCAACGCGGTCATGGCGATGAACCCGATCATGCTCGTCGTCATCGCGATCGGCGCGCTGGTCGCCGGAATCATCTACGCCTACAAGAACTTCGAAGGATTCCGCAAGGTCGTCGACACGGTGTGGCAGGCCATCAAAACCGCCGCCATGTGGATCTGGGACAAGGGCCTCAAACCCGCCTTCGACGGGATCATGGTCGGGATCCGGTGGGTGGGGGACGCCGCCCTGTGGTTGTGGAACTCCGCGATCAAACCCGCGTGGGATGCGATCGTGGGCGCGTTCCAAGCCACCAAGTCTGGGGCCGGAAATGCTCTGGGGTGGTTGTCGGATGCCCTGACCGCGGTCGGTGAGACCGTCATGGGAATCTGGACCGACTACGTCCGGCCTGCTTTCGCGTTCATCTGGCGGTGGATCAAGAACATCGTCACCGGGATCATCGTGGTGGCTCTCATCCCGCTGATCCTGTGGTTTAAGGCCGTGTCCACGATCGTCACGTGGGTGTGGTCTTCTGTGATCAAACCGGTGTTCGCCTGGATCGGTCAGGCCGCGGTGTGGTTGTGGGAGAACGCACTTAAGCCCGCGTGGAACTGGATCGTCGACGGTTTGAAAACCGTGGGCGGCTGGTTCGTGTGGTTGTGGGACAACGCGATCAAACCAGCGATCGACTGGATCGCCGCTGGGGCCCTGTGGTTGTGGGACAACGCCATCAAACCCGCCTGGGACTGGATCGTGGGCGGCATCAAGCGGCTGGGAGGCTGGTTCACGAGGCTGTGGACCACCTACATCAAACCCGCGATCGACTGGATCGCTGACGGTTTCACCTGGCTGTGGAATCAGATCAAGTACGCGTTCAACTGGATCGTGGCGCACATCACCCGCTGGTGGACGCTGACGAAGTTCCGGTTCAACCTGGCGATCGCTTTCATCCGCGGGGCGTTGGCTGGCGCTTTCAACTGGTTCAAGGACCGGGTCATCAAACCGGTGTGGAACTGGATCAGCGGGCACATCACCCGCATCTGGGAGAACGGCATCAAACCCGCCTTCGAGAAGGTGATGGAGGGGGTGGACTGGCTCAAGGACGCCTTCAACACGGGTAAGGAAGCGATCAAGGACGCCTGGAACGGCATCCGCGACTCGGCGAAGAAACCGATCAACTTCCTGATCGACACCGTGTACAACGAGGGCATCCGCCCCTTGTGGAACAAGGTCGCCGGTGTGGTGGGCGCGGACAAGCTCGACAAGGTCAAGGCGTTCGCCACCGGTGGTGCGGTGTACGGGGCTGGTACCGCCACCTCCGATTCCATTCCGGCTCTGTTGTCCAACAACGAGCACGTGTGGACCGCACGCGAGGTGTCCGCTGCTGGTGGGCATGGTGCGGTGGAGGCGATCCGCCAGACCGCTCTGGCCGGGGGGTTCACCTACGCCCGTGGTGGCAGGGTCGGGTTCCCCAACCCGCCGCGCATCCCGTCTGCGCGGACCCTGCTGGAAGCCGTCAAGGGGTTCCTGTCGCCGTCGGGTCTGTTCTCCTTGGGTGGGGACATCATCACCGGCGACTACGAAAGCGCTGTGGACAAGGTCCTCAAACCCGCGAGGACCATCACCAAGGAGATCGGCACCGAAGGGTTCCCCGGCACCCCGTACCAGCTGGTGAAGACCGGCGGCGACAAGATGAAAGCCAAGATCCGGGAGTTGGTGGAGGCGTGGAACTCCTCCATGGCCGGTGGCGGGGGTGCGGACGACTGGGTGGGGTTGGGTTCGGCGTCGGAGCGGCTGCAAAGGGCTGCGACGTGGGCCCGTACCCAGCACGGCAAGCCGTACCAGTGGGGTGGTAACGGAAACCCGTCCTGGGACTGCTCCGGGTTCGTGTCCGCGATCGAGTCGGTGATTCGTGGGCAGCGCCCGCACCGGAGGTGGTCCACGCACGCCTTCCAGGGCAACCGGGCCCCGGCGGGGTGGGTGCGGAACCTGGCCAGCCCGTACATGATCGGTGTCTCCCACTCCGGTGTCGGGCACACCGCGGGCACCTTGATGGGTGTCAACGTCGAATCCGCTGGCGGCGGTAAGGGTGTGCTGGTGGGCTCCCGAGCCCGCGGCGCCCGGTCGTCGATGTTCCCGTACCGGTACGGGTTCGCTCCGGTGGCGGGAGACCGCACACCCATAGCGGCCCCGGACGGCCCGGCGCAGCTGTACGACCGGGGCGGGTACGTCCAGCCCGGCATGACGCTGGTCGCCAACCGGTCCGGCAAACCGGAGCCGGTGCTCACCTCGGCACAGTGGCGGGACATGCACGCCCTAGCCCAGTCGGTGGGCGCTGAGGGCGGCGGTCAGTTGATGCGGGACGCCCACATCCACCTGGAGAACAGTGAGGCGACGGTGGAGCAGGCGTTTCGCCGTTTGGACACCGAGCTGCGTAAGCGCCGCCGTGGCGGTGTGCACGCCGGAAGGGTGGGCGGCTAGGTGCTCCAAGAGTCACAGTTCGAGATCGGCGGGTACCGGTTCGGCCGGGACCTTCCTGTCGAGGTGACGGTGTTCGACGTCGCCGGCGCTGAGACACAGGTCGGTGACCTCGACCTGCCCGGTCAGGACGGGACGGTGTTCGGCCGCGACACCAAAACCGGCAGCGAGCTGACCTTCGAGTTGTCGGTGAACACCCGCACCCCGGATGACGCCAAACACGAGTGGGGGGAGCTGTCCACCCGGTGGGACGCCGCGACCGTGAGGTCGCGGCCCCGCCAGGTGGTCCCTTTGCGGATCCGCACCCCCGGGCAGCGGAGCGTGGTCGTCTACGGGCGGCCACGCTCGTTGGAACGCACCTCCTCGTTGGCGTTGATGAAGGTGGGTCGGATCGACGCGGTGGCGACGTTCCAGTGCGCGGACGCCTACTTCTACGCCGACACCGGTGTTGATGGTGAGGGTGGGGCCCGGTCGATCACCCTCACTCTTGTCACCAGCGCCGGCAGCGGTGGGATCGTGTGGCCGGTCACGTGGCCACTGGTGTGGGGCACCCAGGGAATGCGTCAGGACACGGTGGTCAACTCCGGGGACTCCCCGTCGTGGCCGGTGATCACCTTCCGCGGGCCCGTCGCCCAGCCCAGCATTGAGCTGGTCGGCACGGGCCGGCGGTTGTCGCTGGACACCACGCTCGCCTATGACCGGTCGATCACGATCGACACCCGGCCGTGGGCGCGCACGATCCTGCGTGATGACGGCGCCTCGTTCGCGGGTGTGGCCCGCGGCGCGTCCCTCGCGGAGTTCCAGCTTCCTGTCGGACAGACCGTGCTCGCGTACCGCGGCACCGACCTGTCCGGCCAATCCCGCTGCGTCATCACGTGGCGGGACGCTTACACCACGCCTTAGGAGGACATATGGCTTTGGAGATGGACTCCTGGGCGGTCACAGGCGCCCAGTCGTCCGCGCGTATCGCGAGGTTGATGCACCAGTCCGGCACCGCGTCCGGGAACGGTGTCGTCGACGTCGGGCACCTGCAGGTTCTTCCACTGGAGGTTCCGGGCGGGGGTGTGCGCATCACTGCTGGTGGCGCGACGATCCTCGGCCGGGAGCAGGAATTTCAGGGCTCCTATTTCGCGTACAACGTCGGTGACGCGACGGTCGACATCACCCCTACAGGGTCCGGCGGTGGTCGGTCTGACCTGATCGTGCTACGGGTCGAGGACCCCAACATCGACGGAACGCCCTGGTCTCATGACGTGACCAGCGATCCCGTCTACTACTTCCGGGTCATCGAGGGCGTGTCCTCCACCGCGACGGAACCACCCGTGGGCATGTCGGCGGTCGCGCTGGCGCGGATCGACCTTCCTGCTTCGACCGGCACGGTCACGGCAGGGATGGTCCAGGACGTCCGCCAGTCCGCGAACCCCAAATCGCAGCGAATCTTGCGGGTGCAGCGCGGCGGCACCATGTCCGACGGGGAGACCTGGGACGAAGCGGGAAACATCCAAAACCCCGATTTCGAGCGGTGGCCGCAGCACGACTGGTCGGTGACCATCCCGAAATACGCCACCCAGGTGCAGATCCTCGCGGACTGGACGAACGTGTTCCTGAAGCCGTTGACGCCAAGTGGTGCGAATGATGCGATCGGGCAGCTGTTCGTGGGCCTGGTCGGCGGGCCGGATGGCCCGCTGTATACGACCCCGTCGGCGTACAACTTCAACCAGTTCTCCGACACCAACGGATACCGGTGCTCTGCGTCCAACAAGGACCAGATCAGTATCCCGCCCGAGTGGCGTGGTCTGACTGTGCAGGTACGCATGTACGTGATGGGCAGTGCTGGCCAGAATGGGCGTCTGGTGGCGGACAGCTGGGCGAATTTCTCGGTGGACATGGAGTTCCTCGAAATACCCGCGCCTGAGGCTGAGCTGTAGGGGGTGAGCATGCCTGACTGGCAGCAACTTCCTGAACGGCGTCCTTTGCCACCGGCTCCGTTGTGGCGGTTCTACGCGATGCGGTGGACTGGGGTGTGGGTGCACCGTGAGCTCCCTTTGCGGGACGTCAGCATCACGCACACCTTGTCGGGGCCGGGGGATCTGACCGCGTCCATTGAGCCTACGTATGCGGACTTGGTGGCTGATGATGGGCAGCTGGTGTTGCGGGAGTGGGACACCATCATCCTCGCTGAGGCGTCCGGGCAAATCCGTGGCGGGGGGATCCTGGTGTCCACCGAGGTGGTGGGGGACGACCTGTCGTTGGATTGTGTGGGGTTTTCGGGGTACGCAGCGGGGATGCCGCTCACCTCCACCCTGTCGTGGGGCGGTAGCAGCGCGGGCACCACGGGGACCGGTGTGGACCCAGCGGTTGTGGTGCGCGCCCTGTGGGGGCACCTGCAGTCTCAGCCTGATGGTGGCCTCGGCGTGGTCGTTGACAACCTCAGCACGCCGTACCGGTTGGGTGCGTGGCACAACGCGAGGAAGCTTCCCACAGAGGATGAGCCCAAACCCCCGGCCTCTGAGGTGGAGGACCCGCCGATCCCCATCGACCGGGTGTGGACCGCTCAGGACCGTAAACCCCCGGCGGCGACAGGCAAAACCGTGTACTGGCAGTACAGGCTGGACTGGTTCGAGGATGTCGAGGTCGGCGCCAAGATCGACGAGATCTGCACACAAGCCAGCATCGACTACCGCGAAGTATGGGGGTGGGGGCCCGACCGCGAGTCGGTGGTGATGCGCCTGGAACTGGGCTACCCACGCCTGGGCAGACGCGCCTCCACCCTGCGGTTCGTGGAGGGCGAGAACATCAGCGAACTGGTCACTCTCCAACGCTCGGGGGAGGACTTTGCGAACGTGGTGGCGGCCTACGGCACCGGCGAGGGCTCCAAGCAGAAACGGGCCACCGCCTCCCAACGGGACGGACGGTTGCGCCGGGTGCAGATTGTGGACGCCACCGACGTCGACAACGCTGCGGCGTTGCAGGCGATCGCCCGGGACAAGCTGGCGCGCACCCGCCAGTTCACCGACATCACCGGTTTCGTGGTGCGCGAGCACCCCAACGCACCCCTCGGGTCGTTCGGGGTGGGTGATGACGTGCTGGTGGAAACCACTTTGGGGTGGCAACCAACCCGCATGTGGGTGCGCATCCTGTCGTACAGCTTCTCTCCGGGCGGCGACACCGTGTCCATCACGTGTGCCCGGTCGGATTCCTTCGATTACACCGGGAGGTGACCGTGTCTGAGGCTGCGCTGCGGCGTCAGGTAGAGCGGATCGCTGCTGAGTTGGCGCGCACACAGGCGGAGGTGCAGACCCTTCGGCGTGCGGCCCGACGCCCTCAGCTGGGCGACTCCAGTATCGACTCGGGGGCGTTGGAGGTACGCGACCCCGAGGGTGCGACCCGGTTGCGCCTGGGCTATCAGCCCGATGGCACGGTCGGTGTCATTTCCGAGGGTGGTGATCCTCCCCCGGTCCCGGCGGGTCTGGTGGTGGAGGGCATCCCCGCAGGGTTGTCGGTGACGTGGAACGCCACGCTGTCGGGTGATGGTGACCTTCCTGGGGACTTCGATCACGTCAACGTCCACGTGTCCGAGCAGGACGGGTTCACCCCGGACGAGGGCACGTTCGTCGGCACGATCACCCGCGCCGGCGGCAGTCTGCCGGTCGCTCCGCTGGAGGTCGGCACCACCTACTATGTGCGGCTGGTCGGCGTCACCACCTCCGGTGTGCAAGGGGAGCCGTCCGCACAGGCCAGTGGGGTGCCCGAAGCCGTCGGCGGTGTGCCCGGGCCCGGGTCCATCACGGAAACGGAAATCGCCGACGACGCAATCTCCACACCCAAGCTGCAGGCCGAAGCGGTGACCGCGCTGAAGATCGCCGCGAACGCCATCGAAGCCGGACACATCCTCGCCGGCGCCGTCACCGCCGCCAAGCTCGAATCCGACCTGGTGCTGGGCACAAGGATCATCGCGGGCAGCCCCGGCGGTGCCCGCGTGGAACTCGATGACACTGGGATCCGCGGCTACACCGACGCCGACGAGCTCGCATTTGTCATCGACGACACCGGCGACGCGATCTTCTCCGGTGACATCGTCGGCTCCGAAATCAGCGGGTCGCGCTTCCTCATGGGTAGCGCACCAGGCCCGCACGGCACTATCGAGCAGACCCCCAACGGGGTGCAGGTCAGTGTCCAATCTGACACCATGCAGGCCGCCCTGGCCGCCTTCACGACTCAGGCGCTTTTCGGCGCGGTCTCGGACGCCGGGAATCCGTCGAGCCCCCAAACCGCTTTCGCAGCACTCAGCGACCAGGTGGTCTTCGCTGTGAATTCGTCAGCTTCCCAGGAGGACTGGAAGCCGTCTGTCGCGGGCAGCGCTTTCCCCCACCTCGCCCAGCTCGTGGTCTGGTCCCGGCGGAACGACCTCGGGGCTCCCCGCGCGTCTTTGGTGGCGACCGAGACCAGGGCCGAAGGGGCGTGGACGAGTGGTAGTGGCGCCACGGTGCAGGTCATCGCTCGGGCCGATTGGACGGGCATCAGCGTCACCCCGGAGAACTCCACGGTGGGGCAGCCCCCCGCGGCCCCCGGGTTTGTTTACGGGTTCCGGCGGGGCAGCACGGACGCCCCCACCCTGTCCCTGCAGTCACCGATGTCAGAGTCAGGGCCGGGCGCTGAGCGGCGGTCCATCATCCACGTGGAGGGGGCGAACACCACCCGTCCGCACACTGTGATCAATCATGCCGCGCGCCACCACTACCTGCAGGGTGAGCTGGTGTCGGGATCCACGGACACCACCACGGACGGCGTGGTGGAGCTCGCGCCCACGCACAGCCTGTCCGCACCCCGACATGCTCCGGTCCGCACGGACATGGCTGCGCAGCCCACCGCGTCCGGCGACGGGAACTTCCACGACTTCACCACCGGGCAGATGCCCGCGGTCGCTTTCAAAACGGGCTGGTCGGGTCGGGCCCGGGTCACCATCACGATGTGCGGCATCAACAACAACACCAACGCGTCCACCATTGCCCTGGGTTTCCGTCTGTCCGGCGCCGGAACTGTCCCCGCGTCATTGCAGCGCGCCGCGATGGTCCGCTCCATGGGGTCAGGGTCAGCGACCACCGCGGGCCGCCAGCAGAGCGTCACCGTGTACCTGGACCTGGCGGGCAACGCCGGCTACACGCTCACCCCGATGTGGCGGATCAGCGGCTCCACACCATGGAGCTCGCACCAGTTGTTTGACCTCAACTACCAAAACAGCATTGTCGTCGAGCCACTCCTGTGAGGAGCACACCATGACCGAACCCGAAACACCGGGCGACCCGCTGGAGATCGATCCGCCCATCGACCCGGGCATCCCTGCCCCCCACGACCCCCCGCAGGACCCGGACCCGCCGGAGCTGTCCCCGCCCGGCTCCGGTCGTGAGTACCCGCCCGACCCGCCGATGCCTGAGGAGTGAGCTTGGATGCCTTGTCCCTCCTAGTGCCGGTCCTGCCCTACGGGGCAGGGGGAGTCCTCGCCTTCGGGATCATGCTGATCCTCACTGGACGGCTCGTCCCCGCCGGGACCGTCGACAAGCTCCTCGCGGGCCGCGATGAGCGCATAGAGGAGCTCAAGGCGACGATCGCCTCCGAGCGTGACCGGAACTGCCGCCAGGCTCAGCAGATCACCGACCTGCTGGAATCAGGAAGGACCACGGTGCATGTCTTGGAGGAGATCCGCAAAGTCGCTCAGCACGGGCCGGGGGAGGGCATGTGACCTGGTTCTCCCGCCTGAAGCGGCGGTTCGCTTCCCCTCCGGTCACCGACGAGGAGCTCTCCCAGTTGCGTGACCGATCCGAGCAGGACGGGGCGAAAGCCCGCGCCCGCGAGAAGGAGGTGCATGACGTGGCTTCTCGTCTCCACTGGCAGCGCCACCAGAACCATTTCGGCCCACTGATCTGGCACGCCCTGCGGGGTGAGGGAGGGGCTGATGTATGAGGCAGGCACTGTGCTAGCGACGTTGGCAGCCCTGATGATGTGGGGGTTCGCCGTGGACTATTCCCGGGTGACGTGGTGGGACAACCCTGGCGGTCGCCTGGTGATGAGTGTGCTGGTGTCGCTCGCGCTGGTGCTCAGCCTGGTGGCGCTCCGGAATTGGTTCGGTCCGTTTCCGGGGCATGAGCTGGTGCGGGTGTTGGTGTTCGGTGCGGCGCTGGGCGCGATCGCGTGGGCGTGGGTGTTGCACCGGCAGGCTCGCAAGGGAAAGCACCGCGCGAATCGCTAAGACCGATTTGTTCGTATTCGCCCCTTTGTGGGGCTTTTTTCATGCCCTGGGAGATCCCCGTGACCAAGCAGGACCCCGCCGCTTATCTGTTCGACCCCGAAGCCGACCCGGGGCCTCCGGACGCCGGCCGTGACGCGGTCGGCGCCACCGAGAACCCCGACCCCACCGAACCCGAAGACGCCGGGTGCGGGTGCGCAGGAGAAGAAGGGAGGCAGGACGCATGAAGCTCATCACCCGCGCGGGGTGGGGCGCCCGGTCCCGCACCACCTCCACCAACATCACCCCCTCACGTGGCGGTGTGACCATCCACTACGTGGGCGCCAGCTCCATCAATGACTCCCACTCCCAGTGCGCGGCCCGGGTGCGGGGTATCCAGAACCACCACATCAACGGCAACGGCTGGTCCGACATCGCCTATTCGCTGCTGGTGTGCCGCCACGGCTACGTGTACGTGGGCCGCGGTATCAACCGGCGCACCGCCGCGAACGGCACCAACGCCGGCAACCAGAACTGGTACGCGGTGTGCGCCCTCCTCGGGGGATCGCAGAAGCCCACCGACGAGATGGTGCAGGGCATCAAGGACGCCGTCGCCTACCTGCGTAAGTCCGGTGGGGCTGGGCCTCGGGTCAACGGCCACCGCGACCACCTGGCCACGTCGTGCCCTGGCGGTCCGCTGTACCAGATGGTCCGCGACGGCGTTTTCGGGTCCGGCGGATCAGCTGCCCCGTCTCCCGGCTCCGGGGGCGGGACCACTACCAACTCGGGAGATGAAGAGATGCTCGGACTGAAGGAAGGCGACAAGGGCGAAGCCGTCAAGGCGCTCCAGACGTCACTCAGACACGCCGGGTTCGGTCACCTGCTCGGCAACTACGGGCCCAACAAGGACGGCGTCGACGGGGTCTACGGCAAGGGCGTGTCCAAGGCTGTGCTGGCGTGCCGCAAGTGGGTCGGCTCCTCCGCCACGTCCGGCACGTCGGTGACCGGTTCTGCGGCTGCGCAGATCCGCCGCGCCGTGGCCCGCAGGGAGGCCGAAGACGCAGTGAAGGACCTGAAGAAGTGACCCCGAAACACAGAAGAGAAGAGGACCACATGTCTCAGAAGGTCGAAACGAAGGTCACCATCGCCACGTTCGCCAGCCTCGCCGCTGGTGTGCTGCTGGCAGTGCTGACCGCTGTCCAGTCCGACCCGACGGTGATCGGCGGGCTGCCGGACACGGTGCAGTTCCTGATCATCGCCGCCCTGCCTCCGGTACTGACGTTCCTGGGCGGGTACACGGCCCCCCACACCCCCCGACCTGGAGCGGCGGCCAAGAGTGACCGTCACCTCTGACCCGGGGTGGGACCTGATCCCGTACCCGGAGCCGGTGCTGGAGTTTGAGCCAGACCGGGTGATCAAACGCTACCCGCCGCTGATCCGGCACCGGTTGGACGTGGAGGTGGCCGCCTACCGTGCATGCGCGTGGGCGGCCCCCCGCCTGCTGTGGGTCACCCCGCAGGCGATCTGTGTGGAGCGGTGCACCCCGCTGTTGGACGCACCCCGAAACCCTGACCACGCGGTGCAGCTACACGCCCTGTTGGTGAAGTTGCACGCCACGGGGTGGGCGCACCGGGACGTGTCCGCACCCAACATCGTCCTCCACCCGACCAGGGGGGTGCTGTTGATCGATTGGGAGACCGCCGGGCGGTGTGACCCCACCCGGCCGTCGTATGACCTGCATGGTGCTGCTGCCGCCGGGTTCCCTGCCGAGTTGTTGCCGCTGCACCAGCGGCCTGACGGGGTGTGGTGGGGCGGCCCCGGTTATGACGCCCCCGCGAAATATTGGGGAGGTGCCGGTGCCGACCTCGGACGGTGAGGGCAAGGAGTGGGCGCGGGACGTCATCAAGCGTCTCGATCCTGGCGTGGTGGTCGACGTCGGGCCCGGCGAGGGCACCTACGTCCACCTGGCCCGCGATGTGACTCCGGGGTGCCGGTGGATCGGGGTGGAGGCGTGGGCCCCCTACATCCCCCAATTCCAGCTGTGGGACATCTACGACTGGGTGATCGTGTCCGACATCCGCCACCTGGACCCGTACACGCTGGTCAGGGATCCGGACCTGGTGATCCTCGCTGACGTGCTGGAGCACATGGACCAGCTGGAAGCGCGGGGTGTACTGGCCCGCATGAAGGACTGGGCGCACAACATCCTCGTGTCAGTGCCGCTCGCCCACCATGACCAGGGTGACGTCAACGGCAACTGGTTCGAGATCCACCGGGAGCACTGGACAGCGCAGCAGATGCGCAAAGAGCTCGGGGCCGGGCTGGTCGAGGCACGTGAGGGCACGGTGTTGGGCTACTACCTGTGGTCCGCGGCGAAAGCGGCGGGGGGTGGGCGTTGACCAAGGTCACGGTGTGCGTGCCGTTTCGGGCGGGTGCGTTGGATCGGGAGATCCACGCTGATTACGTGGCCGCCCGGTTGCGGGAGATGCTGCCTCGGGCGCGTCACATGGTGGTGGACGTCGAGGGCCAGTTTTCCCGCGCCAAGGTCAGGAACGAAGCCGTCAGGAGAGCCGGGGGTGGGGTGGTGGTGTTGTGCGACGCCGACACCCTCCCCGAGAAACAACCCCTGCTCGACGCGATCGCCGGCGCCGCTGACGATGGTCGGCTGCACCTGCCCTACACCCGCTACCGGGCCCTGTCCCCGGAAGGCACTTTGGCGGTGTACGCCCGCGGGGTGGATCCTCGGGACGCCCCGGTGGAGGACGAGTCACGCCGCCCCATCGGCGGGGTGTGGGTCATCCACCATGATGCGTGGTGGGCCGCCGGCGGGATGGACGAACAGTTCCGGGGCTGGGGGTTTGAGGACGACGCTTTCCACACCGCCGCCAACATCCTGCTCGGGCAGACGGTACGGCATGAGGGAACCATCACCCACCTGCACCACCAGTCAGCGGCGAATCTCCAGTCCCCGGAGTACCGCAAAAACAAGGCCCGCTACCAGCAGTACATGCGGGTGCGTCGCAACCCCGAGCAGATGCGCAAACTCGTCGGCGCACTCGATCCCACCAAGAAACGCATCACGGTGTTGGCGCACTACTACCTGCCCGCACATCGGGCCGGCGCGGAGATCATGCTGCATGAGCTCCTGAAACCGTTGGTGGCGCGCGGCCACCACGTAACGGTGTGGGCGACTGATGAGGTCGAGGATGCCGAGGTGGACGGGGTTACCGTCCGCGCCGGGACCCCCGAGACTGTGGCTGCGGATGTGGTGGTGTCGCATCTGAAGAGCGTGCCGACCGCCAGGAAGCTCGCCAAGAAGGCGGGGGCTCGGCTGGTTCAGGTGGTGCATTCAGCGGCGCCGTGGGTGGTCAAGGATGTGCGTGCCGGCGCTGATCTGGTGGTGGCCAACTCCGAGCATGTGGCCCGCGATCTACGTTGGCGCGGCGACATGTTGGTGGTGCATCCGCCCGTGTATGCGGATCGGCACCGCACCCGCCCGGGTAGGCGGGTGACGCTGGTCAACCCCATCCCCGCCAAGGGCGCCGGCGTGTTCTACGAGCTGGCGCGGCGGATGCCCCGTACCCCGTTCTTAGCGGTGGAGGGCGGCTACCAGCAAACCGAACAGGTGCGTGAACGGTTGCCGAACGTGCGGTGGCAACCCCACACCGCGGACATGCGCCGCCGGGTGTGGGCTCACACCCGTGTGCTGCTCATGCCCTCGCAGGAGGAGTCCTACGGGATGGCTGCCGTGGAGGCTGCCGCGTCTGGGATCCCCACGATCGCCCACCCCACCCCCGGGCTCCAAGAGGCGTTGGGGGACGCGGGGGTGTTCGTGGACCGCGACGACATCGACGGCTGGGAGACAGCGCTGAAGGAACTGCTGGGTGCCGGGTGGGCGCTGGCGTCGAAGAAGGCGTTGGCGCGTTCCGCTGAGATCAATCCCCGCCAGGAGGTGGACACGTGGGTGCGAGCGGTCGAGTGTCTGTGATCATCCCGTGGGCACCGGGCGTGGGGTGTCGGCACCGTGAAGCGGCTTTGGCGTGGACCGCGTCCAAGTGGGTCGGGACCGGCCATGAGGTGGTGGTGGGGGAGAACACGGGCCCGTGGTGCAAGGCCGCCGCGGTGGCGGATGGGCTCGCTCGGGCGACCGGTGATGTGCTGGTGGTGGCGGACGCGGACGTGTGGACCCCAGGGTGGGAAGGCGCTGTCGGCCGAGTGGTGTCGGGGGTGCCGTGGGCGATGCCGCACGGCAAGGTCCACCGCCTCACCCACGCCGCCACGCAGCAGGTGCTTGACGGGCACGAGCCCGCCCGGGAGATGGATCTGACGCAGTCCCCGTATCAGGGGTGGCCGGGTGGCGGCATGGTGGTGGTGCGCCGTGACGTGTACGAACGGGCCCCGTTGGACCCGAGGTTCGTGGGGTGGTCCGGTGAGGATGAGTCGTGGGCGCACGCGCTCCGGGCCCTGGCCGGCCCTGGGTGGCGCGGTACGGCGCCGTTGTGGCATCTGTGGCATCCACCCCAGGAACGCATGTCCCGACGGTGGGGGTCCCATGCGGCGCGCGCTCTGGCGACCCGGTACGCGCGGGCGCGTACTCGTGAGCGGATGCGCGCGCTCTTAGACGAAGCACATCAGCCAGTGTGAAGCCCCACCCTGCCAGTTGGCGGGGTGGGGTTGCTTTGTTGTGTCCGGGTCCGGCCACCGGCTCTGCTCGTCCGTGCCCGGTGCGATGATCACTCCATGGGCGATGAGATCACGGTGGAGCTGGTGGGCGGGCCGCTGGACGGCCAGAGGCTGACGTACACCCTCCAGGATCTGGGGGAGGACTGGACGCAGTGGGGCGCGCACATGATCGTGCCGGGGGAGCGGGCACACCCCGTGGATCCGAGCGCGCGAGCGGTGTACGAACCCATCCCGATGCGGCCCTGCACGCAGTGGGTGTTCGACGGGTGGGTGGCATGAGGAAGCCCCCACCCAAGGTGGGGGCTTATCCCCGCGTGCGCGGGGAGCAGGTTGGTGTCTTCGCGATTGAGTGGACCACCCCCGCATGCGCAGGGAGCACGTTCACCGGCAGTCGCACCGGCCGGTGAGCCCACACGTCTCACACGGGGCACTTGGCTGCGGCGGGTCAGTGTGCCCATCTCCTCGCCAGTCGCCGGGGAGTCTACCGTTCCGTCGTGCGGCGGCCCGGCGTTTCGACGCTTTCGACCAGCCCCGCGGCGTCTTTGGCTGTTGGTCTTTGGGTGTTTCGCCCATGGGTTCATCCTTGCATCTGGTGGTGTCTATTGGGGGTGGTGGCCGGTTCCGGCCACGTCTCACGGCGAAGGGGCCACCCCTCTTGGGATGACCCCCGGGCCCGCTTCCCCTTCGGGCCTGCCGCTCCCCACCCCCGCGGGGAACGGCCGCTTGTGCGCGGCCGGAACGCCAGGCTTCATGTCTGTCTTGCGTCCCGGCCGCCCGACACCGTGGTGCCGGTGCCGCCCGGATCCCCTCGTGCACGCCGGGACGGCGTTTTGGCCCGCACACCGGATGGGAAGGGCTGGGATACCGGCGTGCGGAAGTCTCTACCTACGAGGCCACGGGTCGCCACCCGGGCTCAGAGCGTTGCCGCACGAACTGCAGTAGTCCGCATTGTCAGGGTTGCTTGTGCTGCACGACGGGCACCGTTTCGCGCACACAATGAGCTGCGAAAACACCATTTCTGAAAGGCTGCCCATTCCCTTTTCCTCTCTGCTACCGTCCGATCATGAGGTCTGAAATCAACCCCCCGACCCCCACCGAGGTCATTGCCAGCTGGATCCCACACGACGCCCGCTGGCACCGCCAAGCCCGCACCGCTGCGGTCGTGGGGGAGAGCGCTCTGCGCCGGTACGTGTCCGGCCTGGTCGACCACTACCGCGACGGCGAGACCCCGTTGACCACCGACTACGACCTGCGGTCCATCGCCGCGGTGCGTGAGGACTTGGGTCCGTACCTGCTCGCGCCGGTTGACTGGCGCCGCGTGCAGGACGCCTTGTTGCTGCCGTTGCGGATCTCGGGGCGCGTGTAGGCGCGTGGGCTACTTGCCCTCCTTCTTCTGTGCTTCCCTCTCCTTCCTCTCGCGTTCCTCCTGCTCCTCGTTGCGCTTGGCGACGTTCTTCAGGGACTCATCGATCTCGTCCTGGTTGCCCATGATCCACGCCATCAGGGCCTCCTCTCTGTTCTCGGGAGGTTTTGTCAGCCCAGTTCCCACCCGATGGCGGGCAGGACCATGGTGGGCTCGACGGTCTGTCGGCGGCGGGCGAACAGCTCGTCCTGCGCCCGAACAAGTGCCTGCTCCAACGGAGTAAGGGGCGCGTCCGGGTCATCGTCCGGGGATTCGGCTTCGACGTAGGCGACGACGGCGAGCGTGTACTCCACACCCGTCAACGGCCGGGCGGGGAGGTTCGGGGAGGTCATGGTTCGTGCTCCTGGGGTGGTCAGGTAGGTGCGCACAGCCCGGGTGAGATCAGACAGATCCGGCGGGGTGGTGGACTCGCACCGCCACAGCTGCGCCGGGGGCCTCACTGCGGCCTCCGCGAGTACGGAACCTGCCCCCACGAACCGGGGGAGCGCATCGCCGCTTCCAGCTCGTAGCTGGTGTCCTTGATGAGGGTCGGCTCCGTACCGTCATCGGCCCGGCGGGTGGCGATCCACAGGGTGGGGGTGCGCCGTATCTCGTACCGCCCCCCGTACTCCTCCTGAAGTCGGGCGAGTTCCTGTGCTTCCAGCCGGACCAACAGACCCGCGGGGGAGGGCGCGGTCATCCGCACACCACACCGGGTGGCCGCCCACACCGCGCGCTGCCCAGGGGACGGGTCTCGACTGATCGTCCACTCGGGGTAGTCCGCCGCTATGCGCTCGAAAGCGGACGACAGCCGCATGGGCGTGTGCGTGCGCTGATCTGCCATCGTGTCTCACCTCAAGATCGTGTGGTGAGACGACCGTAAAAGCGAACCGACCCCGGGGAGGGCACACTTTGTACCCCCACACTGTCAGGCGGTGAGCAACCCCATCCGGTCGGCCAGTTGAGAGGCCCGCCGCTGTCGCCGTCCGTCCCTTTCGTCCAGCTCCTCCAGGAGGATCCGACGCGCGTACCCGCTGTACCGGATCGTCTCAGGGGCCGCTTCGTGTGCGGCCTCCAGTACCTCCAGGGCGGCATCGGGTTGGGCGTCGAGGTAGTAGGCGCGGGCCTGCTCGATCTGGTGGCGTGCGCGCCGGGGCCGGGAGGGGATCGCCGCATCAGGGGCGTGCTGGGCTTGGCGGACGGACTCCCCGCCGGCCCGTAGCTCCACGGCGATGGTGACGGCGTGCGCGCCCATGATCGATTGGGAGAACGAGGTGACGGGGTGGTAGTAGTCGCGGGGGAGTCGTGCGGCCACATCGTTCGCTGCGTCCCACTGGCCCCACGCCGCTCCGATCTCTCCGCGGCGGGCGGCGGTGTACCCGCCCTCGAACAGGGTGGCGCCGTGGATCGCGGCGACGTCGGTGTTGGCAACATCGGTGTACCTGTTGAGGAGGGTGAGGGTTTGGGAGGTGACGACATCGGCGGCGTCCCAGTCGCCGGCGTCCCGGTGGGCTTGGGCCATGAGCCAGGAGGCGACACCGATGGCGTGCAGGTCTCCGCTGTCTTGGGCGGCGACCATGCCGCGCTCGGCGACACGCCACAGCAGGTCTTGGGCGGGCTGGTAGGCGACGAAGAACTGGGTGAGTGCGTACACCTCGGCAAGGACGGCTTGGGCGGCGCGGCGGGTGGTGCGGTCCTCGGCCTGGTGGGCGGCGAGCTGGGCGTCGGCGATCAGGTCAGGTAGCAGTCTGCCGAGCACTTCACGGTGGTGGGGTGAGGAGTGGCGCGCTGTCCAGGCTTGGCCCAGTCGGGCACGTAGGTGCTCCACGGGGGGTGCTTGGCGGTCGGTGAGGGCGGGCATCGCGTTGATCGCGGCTCGCACTTCAGGTAGCCGGGTGTGCCCGGGGCCGGTGAACAAGCTGATCGGCATGGACTGGTCTCCGGTGAGCTGGGCGAGGTCCCGCACCCTGAGGGCTTCGGCGAGCCGGAGCAGCATGGCGAGTTTGGGGGTTTGAAGGCGCCCGACCTCTACTGCTTTGACCCAGGACCCGGATTTGCCGACGAGACCGGCGAGGACTTCGCGGGTCATACCGCGGCGTGTGCGTTGGATTTTCAGGCGTTGTCCGAAGGTGAGTTCCGTGTCTTCGGGTGTAGGGGTATCGTGGGACATATCAAGCCCCGCCTTCCTGGTTGTGAGCACTTCCAGGGTACGGCGGGGCTTTCGTCGTGTCAGGCGCACGGCCGGGCCGGGGCCGACCTTCTGGTCGTGGCCGCATCCGGCCATGGCCGTTGAGCAGGGCCCGACCGCGGGCACACCCCAAAGAGGAGCGGCACGCCTGTGCCGTGAAAACCCCTACGCACGCCCCCCTGCCAGAGGACAATGCCCTCATGTACAGGATTGCGCTCAGCCACCAGGACACTGCCCGCCGTAAGATCACGCCCCGGCACAGGGACACCGCGTGCACGCTGGACGCCGCCTTGGCCAAAGTCCGCTCGTATTTGCCGGGGGTGGACCTGTCCAGCTTGTCTGAGGAGCGGGTGAATGCGTCGATCCGGCGCGTGAACGACTTCCGGTGCGATGTGCCTGGGGGGTCGGGGGTGGCGTGGCGTGTGGTGATCGCCCCGATGATGTGAGGAGCCCCCAATGTGCAGGACATGTGACAGGCCGAAGAGCGGTGCGATCTGCAAGTTCTGCGGAGACTCACAGCCGCGGAAGTGAACCCGCGCATGCGAAGGGCCCTGCCGCACGGCAGGGCCCAAAGGGTGCGGGGGTCAGGTCCGGTCGGGTTCGTAGTACTCGACGGGCACACCCACCTGTTCGGCGTAGTCGGCTTCGGCCCGAACGGATTCCCCGATCGACCCGTCCGGCTTGCGGATGACCACGACGAGGTCGGAGCGGCGGATCTTCGCGCGATGCACCTCGGGCAGCATGATGTTGCGCTGCTCGTCGGTGAGCGGGCCGACCATGGGTTCGGGGGCGAACACCAGGTGCCCATCGAGGGTGTACCAGCGGGCGGCTTCACGGATCAGGTCGGGGTGGGAAACGGACCCGCACAGGGTGACGATCACTGCTCCTCCTTGCTGATCTCTCCGACGCGGGACAGCACGATGTCGCGTGCCCGCTGGAGTCCGGCGAGCTTCCCGGCCAGGTGTGGGTTGGTGGGGTCAGCGCTGATCGCTTCCTGGCACTTCTGCTCGTCGGCGACGATCTGCTCGACGAGTTCGGCGTCGGCGGCTTCTTTCTCCTCCCGCATACGGCGCTCCCACACCCGAGCTTCGGCTTCACGCGCCCATTCCATGCGGCGCTCGGTGTAGGCACGCCGGCCGTCCAGGTGAGAGGTGACCACGCCCATCACGTCGGTGGCGATGGTGTCCGTGTCGGCGTGCTCGTACCGGCCGCTGGCTGCGTCGATCACGGCCGCGATTTCCTCGTGCAAGCCCATCACTTTCCTCCTTCGCTGAGCTGACGGGCGCGCTCCAGGGCTCGAATGGTCGGGCAGGGGTAGGGCGCGTCGTCGCCGTCGTACCGGGGGTGACATTCTCGGCAGACGGGCATTCCGGGGACGATGTCGTAGGGCGCGTGGACACGCCTCACGGCGCTGTGGATGCGCCGGCTCTCCTCCTCCAGTTCCCGCACCCGGGCCACCAGCGCGGGCACGTCCGTGCGGGCGTGAGCAGAGAAAGCGACGTCCGCTTCAGTGCCACGGTCCGCCGTGAGAATCACCAGTCCGACGCCCGCCGTGGGGTGGTCCCGGTAGACGATGGGGAAAGGCTCGTTCCGGTAGGCGAAAGGGCCGCTATTTGGCCTCGGGTGGTGCTTCCACGGCCCTTCAGTGGCGGCGTTGGCGCGCGCTTCAATCGCGTCCAGGTCCATCACTGCTCTCCTCGTATGTCCTTGATGGCGCGCAGGTACCCGTAGTCCCACGGGTCTCCGCTGTAGTCCTGCTGGGCGGTTGCTTCAAGCTCGGAGAGGCGGGCTTCAACCACGCCCATCACGGCGTTGATGATGTCGTCGGCGCGGGGGTGGTCGTACACGGCGTCGGTGATCTTGGCTCGCAGGTCGGTCACTGCTCCTCCTTGCTGGTGGTGCTGGTGGTGGTGTACACGTCCGCGCCGGGCGCGACTTTCTGCACGGCGAGAGCGATCGCTTGGGCCATGTCGTCGGGGTCGCGGTTGCCGGCGGGCGCGGACACCACCACACACACGCGGGGCTCGGGGGTGGCGGGCTCCTCGTGTGGGCTCATCGCTTTTCCTCCTTGACGGTGTGCGCGCCGGGGAACGCGACGGCGAGGTCCATGACTCCCGCCAGGAGCCGAACCCGCGGGTCCGCGCTGGGGTGTTCCTTCAGGGCTTCGGAGAGGTGGGCGAGCTCGTCTTTGGTGAGGTCGATGCGGTAGCCGCCGGTGAGGCGACGCTTTTTGATCTGCATGGGGTGGTCTCCTCGGTATCGTGTGTGCGGGCCGCCCCTGATAAGCGCAGGGGCGGCCTTTCTCGTGGCCGGTCACGTGGTGGGCAGCAGGCTCTCGATGTATCCGGCGCGCTTCACCAGCACGGCCAGGCGGTCGCGCAGTTCGGCGGCGGGTCCGCCTTCCAGGGGTTCGTGTTCGTCGTGGTGGGTGGCGAGCGCGTCAGCGATGGTGGTCAGCTCAGCGGCGGTGAAGCTGGAGCGGACCAGCGGCCCCCACGATTCGTTGACCTCGGCGTAGGTGTGCAGGTCGGGGTTGCCGGCAGCGACCAGTCGGGGCTGGTAGTTGTCGTTGAGGATGGCGTGCCAGGTGGTGCCGCGGGTGTCGGTGTAGGTGGTGCCTCGGGCGGTGTCAGCGAAAGTCAAGCTCATCGGGGTTCTCCTTGTGTGTGTGCTGGTGTGCGGTTAGTTGGTGGTTTCTGCGAGTCCGCGTTCGTAGGCGGCGCGGGCTTCCTCGGTGAGGGCGTCGGGGTAGAGGGATTCGCCGCCGTTCTCTCCGTCGGCGCGGCCGATCTCGTAGGCGTCCTGCGGGTCCACGGGGTCTCCTTCGGGAGTGGTCAAGCGGCTTCGGTGTGGGTGTCGAGCAGCTCCAAGGTCCGCCACTGCTCGGTGTGCGCGTCGGCGTCCTGGTAGGTGATCCACTCTTCGCGGTCGGTGTGGCGGATGTGCAGGGTCGACCCGTCGCGGGACCAGCCGCCCTCGGGTGGGGTGTTGCGGAGTCGCTGGATGCGGGAGGCGATGGCTTCCTCAGGGGTGAGGGAGGTGCCCCGGGTGGTGTGTTCGGTGCGCACGCCGTGGCGGTGATCGTGGGTGATGTTGTGTACCCAGTGGGTGGTGGGGCGGTTGGCGAGGTTGGCGAGGTAAGCGGCGAGGCGTTCAGCGTCGGTCATCAGGGCCTCCTTCGTAGCGGTCAGGCGGTGTGAGTTAGTGGATGTCCAGGTCGGTGCAGTCGGGGCAGCCTCCGCCCTCGCAGGTCGAGCACGGCCCCCACGGGATGGTGGCCTCGGTCCGGTGGAGGGGTAGGCGGCGCTCGCAGGCGCCGGGGTGGGCGCCGTAGGCGGTGGCGTTGATGTCGCCGTTGAGCACGGGCGTCTGCGCAGCACGGACGGCAGCGTCCACGAGCATCTCCACGACGAACTGCTGGTGCTTCGACGTGCACCCCATCTCCTTGGCCATGCGCATGCCCAGAACGGCCCACACGGTCGTCGGGTCCTCTCCGTTGGCTAGCTTCGTGCGGGCCTCTTCCACCAGGTGGCTGAACGTCTGCCAGGCGAGGGTTCGCTGCTGGTCGGCGGCGGCGATGGCCTTGGTGATCTGTTCATCTCGGTCGTTCATGGGGTGGCTCCTTCGCAGTCTTGTCTATGGCTTATAGACATCGTACTCAACACCCCACCCCTTTGTCCAACGTTCCTAGACAAGCTACGATCGAAGCATGACCGAACCCAAGATCCCCGGATACCTGTCAGCAACCGACATCGCCAAACAGCTCGGTGTGCGCGTCGAAACCATCCACCGCTACCGACACCGCAAGGAACTCCCACCTGAAGACGCGAAGTTCGGAAGGTCGCCTGCGTGGAAGGAGGAGACGATCGAGAAGTGGCGGAAGGAACGCGCGTCGGCGTCGTGGAACCGGAAGAAGTAGCGCCCTCGGCCCCCGCACGCGCGGGGGTTTCCGCTCACTCGTGCACGTGCAGAAGGGGTAAACTGGACCCCACAACCAAATAAAGCGAGCCCGTCCGGTGCTACCAACACCGAAACGGGCTCTGACCACCCAACCTGACTACACCAGGAAAGGCGGCTAGGCATGAAGCTTAGCTCTAGGGTAGCCCGTGCTCACGCATGGGGGGCTACCTTCTCCGACACACTCACGTTCCACCTCTCAGAGGTGACGCCGTGAGCACTGACACCGACGAGGTCATCGAGTTCACCGGCCCCGCCAACGGCCGCTGGTTCTTCACCCAGATCCCCGACTGGATCGCACTCTGCCCTGACCTCAAAGACGGCGCATACCGCCTCTACGCCATCCTGCGCTCCCTCGTCCACGAGAAGCAGGACGACAGCATCCGAGTGCTCACACACGACCAGATCGCGTCCCTCATGGTCGGCAAGAACGGCAAGCCGTCCACCGTGTCCACGGTCAAGGCCCTCCTGCGCAACCTCGAAGACGTCGGCCTCATCGAGCACCCCGACGGCTCCCGCATGGCATCCCCGACCGGGCGCGGCAACCCCAACGCGCAACTCCGCTACCGGCTCAACGATTGGCCGGACAAGCAGCGGTACGCCGGATGGCGCAACGCCTACGACAAGCTCAAGTGGTACTCGAAGGACTGGGCAGAAACCCGAACCGACGTGGCCGGGGATGACTACGCTGCGTGGCTGGCAGGCGAAGGAAAAACTTCGCCTACCCGTGACAACGAAGAGGGAGGCGAACAAAAAACCTCGCCTCAGGCGAAGAAAAAGACTCGCCACAGGCGAAGCTTTTCCTCTCAGGATTCGCCCACGACCAGCGGAAACGCTCCCTCTAATAAGTCTTCAGAACAAGCCTCTGTAACAACCTCTTCTTCTTCGGTGACCGCAGCCGACACCACCCCCACCGCAGGGGCGCAGGAGAAGAAGACGAAGACGACCACTCCAGAACAGATCATCATCAACAAGCTCAACGCCCCCGACGCCCAACCCCAAGGCGGGCCACCCACCCCCGACGAAGCCGCGACCATCAAACGACGAGTGATCTCCCAAGCCGCCGCTGACGGTGTACGCATCCGCTCGATCGAGGGGTACCTGTCCGGGCGGGATGTGGTTCTCCTGGAGCAGGACCTAGCGGCTGTGCGCGGCACCCAAACGACCGTTGACGGGTCGGCGGGTGGTTGGTCGTGGGAAGACCAGCTTCGCGCTGAAAGGCGCGCCAGGAACGGCGTGAAGGGCGGGGCGCGTGCTCCTGTCCCTGACCACACCTACTGGCAGAGCGTCACTGACGAGGACCTGAAGAACCTGCTCTAGCCCGAGGGGCGCCCGGTGAACCACCACCGGGCGTCCCTGACCTCCAACCTGAACCACCAGAAAGAAGCTCGACATGAACACCAAGCACGACCCCCTCGCCCTCTGGCGCAAGCTCGTCCGAAACGAAGACCCCACCCCTTCCAGCGCTGAAGTCGCCATGGCCTTCGCTGACCAAGCCACCGGCAAGCGAACCCCCCGGGAGTCCCTCCGGGCAGCAACCGGACTCAGCCTCACCACCATCAAGACATCCATCGACGGCCTGATGGGCGTGCACCTCATCGCGAATAACCCCGAACGAGAACGAAACCCGAAGGCTTCTCCGTTCGTGGCTTCTTTTCCCTCCGAGAAGGCGCCACCTCGCTCCCTCCCCAACCATGAGCATCTCCGCCCGATCCCGGTAGGAGGCGGGCGCACTGACATGTACTTCGACCACGCTGGCTACCTTGCCCAAGCGGGCTGGGAAGAGCAGAAACCGGGCGGCTCCAAGAGAACAGACGAAACGCTCCTGTACCACTACTACGACGCGCAGGACGTCCTGCTGTACATCGGGATCACGAACTCTCTCCCGAGGCGCCAGGCGTCGCATGAGGGCCGTTCCACGTGGATGGACTTCGCGGCCCGGTCCACCATGAAGCGCTTCCCTACCAGGGTGAGCGCGGAGGCTGTTGAGATGGCGTCGATCCGCCACCGCCGTCCTCTGTTCAACATCGAGCACAACGACTACCCGGACCGTGTCGCCCGCCTGGTGGACTACCTGATTGAGCGGGACCGGCGGGATCTGCTCGTGCCGCTGATCTCGCGCGGGTGACCAACCCCCGGGGCGCTCCTGTCATGGGAGCGCCCCCACCCACCCCACAATCAGACCAGGAGGCACACCATGGACCAGCCCACCCCGATCCTCGACAGCGGACACGGCGAACTCCCGCCCGCCCTGCTCGCCGCCGCCCCCGTGCACGCACACGTCACCGCAGAGCAGGCGCACGACCTCGTCGGCCCCGTCAACGCCGCGCTCGCCCTACACGCACCCATCGTGTGCTTCGAGGACGCCGACAACGTCGGCGGCAGCCCCGACGACTGCGGGCACTGCGGGAACCCGACCAGCGAAGGCCACTACCGCGACGGGTGGTACGGCAACCTGCTGTGCCCCAAGAGCCCGACCCTGTGGTGCAGCCACTGCTTGGACGGGCAGGGCGGATACGCCGTCTGGCCGTGCGCGACCGTGAAGGCTCTCACCGCGGCCGCCTGACCCTCGGGGCGTCCGACACCAGGACGCCCCAACCATCAACCCCCATGGAGAGAACGTGAAATCCCCCCGAACCGCCGCCCTCATTCTCGTAGCCGCCCTTGCCGCCTGCGCACCCACCACCGAAACCGAAGACGACCGCTGGACACCACCAGAGCCAGACCGCCCGCCCATCGACCGCCCAGTCGACCTCACCCCACCCAGCCCCTCCGACGAGCCCCAAACCACCTTCACGGTCCGAGATGAACTCCTCGGAGACCTCGAAGTCGAGGTCCAAGGACACACGGTCGAAGGAAACGAAGTGATCGTGGAGTGCCAGCTACGAGTAGTCGAAGGCGCATCAAGCAACTTCATGTACTCGTCCCTACACGTCGTTGACACGAACGACGGCACCTACGAGCCCGTCAGCGTCAAGGCTCCGGAGAGAGCGATCGTGCATAGCGTTTACGGAAGCACGATGGTCCGAACCCGGATGGACGAGGTCAACAATGTGGAGTTGACCTACACCATGGACGAGGGCGCGGAGATCTCGCACCTGGTGTACGACGACTTCGTCCACGGCGCGGAGTACGTCGTAGAGCTGGGCTAGGTGCGACAAAGCGCCCGACCCGCACGGGCGCCCCCCTTGGCCGCTTCCGGCCACCACCCTCACCCCCGACCGGGGTACACCCACCCTCATGAACAACCACACCACCGGCGCCTGCGACTGCGCCGAAACAGGATTCCGTACCTCCTCCCACAGCGGCGCGGCCGGCGAGTGCGTCGAAGTCGCTAACACCCCACGTGGGGCGTGCGTGCGCGACTCCAAACACCCCCACCTCGCACACCTGCCAATCAACGCCCGGGAGTGGGAGGCGTTCCTACTCGCCTGCTCCTGACACACAAAGAGGCCCCTCCCGAAGGAGGGGCCTCTTCGTAGGGAGGGCACCGCGGACCTACCCGCCCTTGTACGTGTACACCCGCATACCGGTGTCCTTGCCCTCGGCGTCCACGCCCATCTCCAGCTCGTACCGCGCCGGGTCCTCCAGCGGGGCGTAGGCCACCATCTGCACAGGAGGCAGCCGCCCATCATCCAGCACGGCGATCGGTAGGGTCTGCCCATCGAGCGGGCCTCCGACGAACTCCACGTGCTTCTCTTCCTTCTCTTCCACAAGATCCTCCTAAGGGGTTGCCGCGCCAGCGGCGATGATCAGCGCGGCCACCAGCAGCCACGCCACATGCCAGGACTGGTCAAGGGCATAAGCTCCGGTGCCCAGGTGCGGGGCGTCGTCCCGGCCCGGCCGCGGGGACCCGAGCCGGTGAAACTCACCCTTGCCCACCAGGGAAGCCAAACGGGCCAACGTGGTGCGCCGGTCCGCCCAATAATGAGAGACAGCGTCCACACCCAACCCCACCACAACCGCCACCGGATGCACCACCACCCCAGCCAACAGCACGACGGGCGCGAGGAACACGACCTTGGTGGCGGTCAACGAACACACATGCCTGACGCACGCCCACCGGCCCACCCACCCCGGGACGCCCTTACCCGCGGCCTGGCACGAGGACTGCACCCAATGATCCCCCACCTGGTGGCCGACGAACAGGGCCGCGAACACGCCAGCGAACACACCAGGGTCGAGGACGCTCACCGGTTGTCCCCCTGCCCGAACCGGACCCCACCGGAGATGGTGCCAGCCTGGACGGTGCACGACCCGGACCGGATCTCGCCGGTGCCGTCCTCGTAAGTGATGGTGGTGACTCCGTCGACGGTTTCGATGGACTGGATGGGCTTGTCGTCGGCCATGGGGGCTCCTTCTGATCGGTTGGTTTCATGGTCTCCGCCGACGACGGTGGGGAGTGTTCACTTTTGAACGTTGCTGGCGTGACCTAGGGCACTTCCCCCAAACGAAGAAAGCCCCTCCCAAAAGGGAGGGGCCTCACACGTTCGTGCTCACACATGGAACTCCGGCAGCGGCTCAGGCCCCACGTACTGCTGGCACCGGCAGTCCCGCGGCGACTCGCCCTCCACGGTGACCTCAGCCGAGCACGCACCACCACCGGCCTCAGTACGGGAGTGGAACGCCAACCCGTGCCCGCACTGGCACACCGCCGGCGGATTGAGACGGTCGCGCTTAGCCTGCTCCAGCGCGGCCTTACGGTCCATTCGAGAAGTGTGAAAGTCGCGGATCTGATCCCAATTGAGAAGGACCACCAGGGCTAGCAGCCCGATGATCCCCGTGACGGCGCTAAGGGGGTCCATGCATCAATGGTAAACGGCACCTGCGTCTTTCACACGGTTCTCACGCCAGCGAGGACGCGGAAAGGTGCGCCGCCATCACCACCACGGACCCGACCGCCGACGTCCACTTGATGCCCGTCTCCACCGGGCTCTTGCCGGTGTGGAACGCGACCGGACTGCGGAACATCCACCACCTTTTCCCGCGGTGCACCACCGGCCACGCGAGGGGTACACCCGACCGGGTCAACCAGTCTCCGAGGATGTGCGTCAACGACCCCACCGCCACCGTGACCCCGATCAGCCACGGAGCACCACCATCGGCGGTCACCGCACCCAACGCCGCCAACCCAGCCGCGACCAACGCCCCGAGTTTCCGGTGACGCAGCGGCCCCAGCACCTTCAACGACCGGGCCACCGCCCCCACCCCGAGCGCGGACATCGCGAACACCACCAGGCCCACACCCAACGGTGCGACCGCTGACAGCCCCCACGCCACCAACCCGAACACCACCACCGCGGGCAGGGTGTGGGTGAGGTGCCGGTGCCCGCCGTCCTTCCCGGCACGCAACTCGTACTCGGTACCCGTCGCCGCGTAGACGGTGCTGGACGCCCCCCTCAGGAGCCGCGACACACCCTCCGTCGCCACCCCAAGAGACCGGCCAACCGTGGACCCCGGCTCGTCCAAATCGGGCAGGAGCGCGGCGCCCGCACCCACCGCGGCGCAGATGAGCGGATCAGCGACATGCGACCCGAGCAACACACCAACCGCCGCCCCGGCCAACAACCCGGTCGCGGCATGCGAAGAACCCATCATCAGAAACTCCAAGGGGGGAGGGAAAGGGGGAGAGGACCACCAGGACCTCTCGGACAACAAGAGCGCCCCCACAGGGGAGGCACCAGAGGGGGCGGGAAGGGGGCACCCGCAGGTCAACACGGGTGCCCCCTGGGGCGCTGCTACTTCTTGCTGTTACCGATCGGCAGGTCGTAGCCGAGTTCAGCGAGCTTGTCCTTCCAGTGGCGGATCGTCCGCGCATCGCGCTCGAACTCGCGGGCCGCGCCGCGGACCGTGGGCTCCTTCGCCGTGTGCACGTACTTCACCAGCGCCTGGTGGTGCGCAGGCAGGTCCTCGAAGGGCACCGACGCGCCCTCGGGCGTCAGCGCCTTCACATCCAACGGGCGCGTGAAACCAAACCCCACACCACCAAAATCAGCCTTCGGCCCCGCAACCGACGCGGTCACCTCAGCCACGAACTCGCCCTCCGAACCCGACTCCACAGCCAGGAACGACGGCATGTCCCCACGCATCGCCTGAAGCTTGTGGTTCAACCGGATCTGCTGAGCCCACACCTTCGCGGCCTCCTCGTCCTCAGCGCGCTTCTGCTCACCGATACGCTCGATCTCCGCCAGCGCCTCCAGGTGCTCCGCCTGGGACTTGGCCAGCTTCTTCTTCAACCTGGCCGCAGCAATCCGCTCCTCATACAGGGCGTCACGCTCCAACTGGGCGATCTCCGCCAGGCGCTCGTGCTCCAGGTCGGTGGACAGCTCCGCGGCCCTGCGAGCCTCCTCCGCCTCACGCTCAGCGCGCGCCTCCTCGTCTGCCTCCGCCTTGCGTCGGGCCTCCTCCTCATCCGCCTCCCTCTTGCGGCGCTCCGCCTCCTTGCGGGAGGCGACCAGGGCGGCCTGCTGGCGGCGGATGGTGACCAGCAGCCCCCACAACGCCTTAGAGATCAACGGCGTCGCGGCGAACACCAGCGCACCCGACAGGCCGACGTGCACCGTGATCGCCACCGCCGCCGCCGTCGACGCCACCCACCCCAGCACGGACGCCTGCCGGGACACCGACGGCACCAACAACGCGACCAGCACAGCGCCGACCATCGCCACGTCGAACAGAACGCCCAACGGCAACGCCACTGCCAGGGGAACGGGCAGGAGATGCGCGACCGACCAAGCGGCCCACGGCAAAGCGAGAAGGGTCGGCACCGCGGCGATACCGATGAGCGCCTTCGTGACCCAGGCGGGCGCCTCCTCCATGGGGGCGTCAGGGAGGGCCGGGGCCTCCGGGGCGGGAGGCGTGGGCGCCTCCCGTGTGGGGGCGGGCTCCTCCACGGCCTCCGGGGCGGTCGCCTCCTCCCGCTGCGGTTCCGCCTCCACGGGCGCCTCGTTCGCCTCCGCAGGGGGAGGCGTGGGGGAGGCGGTGGTGCGCTTCATGAGGAGGCGGCGGACGTGACCAGCAACAACGCCGATGTGCCCGTCACGGTGTAGCCAGCGAATACCCCACATGACGGCCACGGCGACAACCGCCACAGCAGCACCCCGCAAGAACCAGGGGTAAAGGGATACGACGACGCCCCAAGCGGCGCCGATGAAGTCTCGGTCTAGGAAGTCTGCGAACATGGTGTTGCCCTTCTGGGGTGGGTGGTCCGCCTCGGTTCCGCCAAGATCCTTGGGGCGGGCCACTCTTCTACTTCTCGGAGTTGTCTAGAGCCTTCTGCGCCCGGTCGAACCATTCGACCGACACGAGCACCGCGATGGGCTTTTGGTACCTGTGGATTGCTGTGTTGACTCCCCTGTGGGCGTCGTCGAGCAGGTCGCGGAAGTGCTCTCGGGCCCATCCGCTCTGCACGACTCGTGGGTTTTCTGCCATGGTCGAAGTCTAGCAAATTGTTGTACATCTTGGCCATGATGTACGTAAAGTGAAAG